TCAGGCTTCGACAGTTCGCATCAGGGTTGCCAGCTCATCCTTCACTGACTGTACCTGCGGGCCAATGACGACCTGCAAATTGTGCTGATTTAACTGTACTACGCCAATAGCCCGGTTAGCTTTAAGTGCGTTGGTATCCACTTTGGACATGTCCGCCACCGACAAACGCAGGCGGGTGATGCAGTTATCCAGAGAGGTAATATTATCCGCACCGCCCAGCGCCGCCAGAATAGCCGGCGTGTTATATCCGGATTTCCCAACGGTACCGGCCACCGCCTGTTCAACGCTGGTGGCCGTATCGGTATCGCGGCCAGGCGTTTTCAGGTTGAAGCGGGTGATGGCGAAGCGGAAGATCCCGTAGTAAACCGCGAACCAGATGGCGGCCACAACCGGCACCAGATACCACTTGGTGGACAGGCCGTGCAGGATACCGAATACCACGAAGTCAATCACGTTACCGTCGGTGTTACCGATGGTCACACCGAGCACAGCCATCACGGTAAAGCCCAGGCCCGTCAGTACGGCGTGGATGAGGTACAGTACCGGTGCCACGAACAGGAACAGGAACTCGATAGGTTCTGTCGTACCGCCCACCACGCAGGCAATAACGCCGGAGATCAGCAGACCTTTAATTTTATGACGATTTTCCGGACGGGCACAGTGGTACATCGCCAGCGCAGCACCCGGCAGGCCGCCGAGGAAGGCAGGCATTTTACCCTGAGAAAGGAAACGCGTCGCACTTTCAGAGAAGCCGTGAGTGGTCGGGCAGCTCAGCTGGGCCTGGAAGATGGTCAGCGCGCCGCTAACGGAATGACCGCAAACGTCCATGGTGCCGCCTGCTTCCGTAAAGCGGATCAGGGCAACCAGGATGTGCTGTAAACCAAACGGTAGCAGCAGACGTTCACCCGTACCGAAAATCATCGGGCCGAAATCACCCGCGCCGTTGATAATGCGGCCAATCCCGGTGATCCCCATGGCAAAAATCGGCCAAATCAGAGGGATGATCAGACCAAACAGACCCATCACAACCAGCGTAATGATTGGCACAAAGCGGGTCCCGCCGAAGAAGGCCAGCGCATCGGGCAGGCGGATGTTGTGGAAGCGCTCGTGCAGCATCCAGATAATCACCCCCGCGATCACGGCTCCAAGAATCCCGGTATCGATGGACTGAATACCAATCACGCTCTGAATGTTATTGGCTTTCAGTACCGCCGCGTCGGTCGTCGGCAGGATCCCTTTGGCGGTCAGCCAGAAGTTAACCGCAAGGTTCATGACCGCATAGCCAACGAAGCCCGCAAACGCCGCCACGCCTTTGTTTTCGCGCGCCAGACCCAGAGGAATGGCGATACAGAACATTACCGGCAGGAAGCTAAAGGCAAACGATCCGACCTTGCTCATCCAGATGAATCATGATTGAAGTGATATTAATATGTTAAATCAGATAGTTAAGGTTATGCGGTTTTTCTATGGGGCATCGGTGGGGCATTTTGAGTAAATGATGCGTTCAAAATGCCCACCTGGTCATGGTTATTCTCGGTCATCCATTTACCGTAAACCGTGAATAGCATTTGCGCTGACGAATGGCCCATCTGGTGCGCAACGAAATTTGGGTTCGCTCCGGCGACCAGTGCCCAGCACGCATATGTGTTCCTGGTTTCATAAGACCGTCTTTGTCGGACGCCTGCACGACGCAGGGCAGTGCGCCAGGCTGAATTAATGGATCCGGGGACGTAGCACATCGTCTTCTTACCGTTCATTGAAGTAATGGACGGCGAGAATATAAAGGTGCATTCATCGGTTCTCTTTTTTTTGTATTCCCGTAGGCTGATGCTTACCTTGTGGGATGCCATCATTCTGGTCAGTGGCATTTGCGCCTTGAGTGCATCAATTGCTGGCTGGGTCAGCTGTATTGTTCGAATCCCGGCGTTGGTTTTTGGCAGGGTGAAGTTTCCCTTCAGGGAATAGTTCCGTGACACTGTAACAGTCCAGTTGACAGTATCCACATCCTCCCAGGATAACGCGCTTAGTTCGCCATGCCTGACGCCTGTATTTACCGCAAAGATAACCATATTCTGAAACTGTAGCGTTGGGCAGGCCGCAACCACTCTCTGATACTCATCAGAAGTAAGAGGATCTGGAATGGGTCTTTCTTTTGCGAGAGGGGTAATACCTGCCATCAGATCGGTTTTCAGGTAGCCACTTTTGAAAGCAAAGCTCAGCATCCCGCCAAGGCATGCCATATAGCTATTGACTGTAGGAACGCTTCTTCCCTTTTTGGGTGGATGATTTAGGCCATGTCTGGTCTTCTGCCAGCCGTTCAGTAGCTCCTTCCTGGCACTAAGGATATCTTCAGTGTTCAGGCTGCCGATATACCTGTGCTCACCAATTGTTTCGATAGTGGTTGTGAGGTGGCAATCGTAACGCCTCAACGTCCCGAGGCTAAGCTCCATCTCTTTAAGCCCAAGCCATTTCGATTTCAGTTCAAGTAGTGAGATTTGCTTTCTGACAGTGCTGAATTTCTCTGCGTTCGATGAATCAGGGAATTGCGAGGCATAATTGAATGTGCCTGTCTTTATCGCAAAGCAGACTGAAGCCCGAAGTTCGCCTGCCATTTTCCTGTTTTTTGGCGTGTCAGGAACGCCGAGATTTTCCCTGACACGCTTCCCCTGATATATGAACCATATGCGTAACGATTCGCCATGAACCTCTACGCCTGTTGGGTATGCTGCCATAATCATTCCTCGTTTGATGTGCCAAAGGACATTTAAGCAGATATTCTCCGGCGTTTCGCTGGGCTTTGGTGCTCGATCCAGTGGTTTATCTCATCGCGGTTATACATGATTGGGCTGTTTTGCTTAGGTGCCATATCAGGGGCAACATGGCGATAATGCTTTCCCTCCATCCAGGTAGACCGGCGGGCATGCTGAATCATGTGCTTTGACATGCCGGTTGTCGCAGTTAAAAGTTCCTCTGTGACCCATTTATTCGGTACCAACTGAATAATGTCGCTCATGGTTTTCTCCAGGCAAAAAGAAGCCGCCCGTAGGCGGCAATAACATCAAGGGATGTGAGGCAGTGCTTTCGCACCCAATAGCCAGCTCATAACTGGCTATAAGTTGCGTCAGTGGAAGCTAATGCAGCCATTGTTCGAGGCCATTTCCATTGCTGACTGCCAGTGCTTGTATTGCTCGAAGAAGAGGCTGCCGATCTCTTCAGCCTTGTCATGGAAGGTTTTAAAATCAGCCAGTAATTTCGTCGCAACAGCTGTGCCAATAAATCCTTCGCAGTCACTGAAGTTGATCAATTCATAGAATGGGCCGCTATCGGAGTTGAGCACACCACCAAAATGGTTAGCTTCTTTTCCATGTCCACTCTCATATTCACCAACCGGGTAGCCAGCAATTTCTGCAAGCTCGTTACGCCACCAGTAATAGCCGCCATAACCTACGCCGTGACCTGTGCAGTCTTCATATGTATAAACAGCCCCATCGACCAGCTCATCCGCACGACCCGGGAAGCTTGGGTTTTTCCAAACGTGAAAGTAATACGCTTCTACCACCTCTCCATTGCTGTTATAGATAGCCTCGCCATCATCATTCAGATGAGCGTCCAGGCGCTTAATGTTGCTGTACGCAGTAATGTCTAATCCCATAATCTCTCCTCATGCCGCACGCTGGGCACGCAGCGATTTAATGTGCTCGCTCGTCTCCAGTTCGGCGCGTATGTGCGTCGCCTCACGGTGATCGAGGTGTTCGAAATCGTTATTAAAGCGGTCGATTGAAGCGGTGTTGATACGGCCCTGTCGCCAGTAGCGGACTATCTGTGATGTGCAACTGTGGATTATGACGGGCCAACCGTGCTGGTCAGCGTAAATCTGACCCCGTTGAATTAGCTGGAACATGGGGCACCACCTTAAATTCGATTACCCAGACCCAAGGGTTGTGTTTGAAGCTTTGATCCGGATAGATGCTGTCCCATAATCCGCGGAACCACAGCCATTTATCCATGGTCCCGCCGTAAGGCGCAGGATTTGCCGGATAACCTTCTTTTCCCGCTTCTTCATCGCTGACGCTGGCTAAGCGCTCCACTCGCACGCCGGTAATCTCCAGAGTTAGGCGACTGGCCCAACGCGGCATGTGAATTGAAGGTGTCCAGCGTATTTCATCAGCCGGAGGCACATTCTCGTAATGAGTTGGAACGTGCTCAGGGTAATTCGCGCGATAAAGTTTCAGATCCGGCGCGCTGGCCCCAGCCTCTGCCCACGTCTCCCGCACCCAGATGCGATCGCCGACGGCACCGAAAGGGCAATTGAAAATGCTGCTTTCTCCGTAATGTCCGTACCACTGAAAACCACCGTCCACGCTTCTGATTAGGGCTGGGGTGTCGGGGTAATCTCCGGCAGGCTGGTTTTTCATGATGCGCCGCGTCTGCGTCTTCCGGCCGTCGAGGATGGCGCGCACCATCTCGCCGTTAAAAATCATTCCGCGCTCTTTCACTGGATCCCCCTCTGCTTATTCCTTAGTTCGATAACACCCTGGCACTCCGCGCACGTCTTGCAGCCGGGAACGGCAGCGCGCCGCGGCTCTGGAATTGGTTCGTCGCATTCTTCACAATGTTCAGCTGATACGGCGTTGCGGTCGATGCGGTGAGAGGAAAGGGCAGCGTTACGCTGAAGCTCTTCAATCTCTGCTGCGGTATCGATGATGTCGGCCATGGTCAATGCTCCCGGAACTGTCGGTTAATTCGGTTGAAGGTGAACGCCAGCAATAAAAAAGGCCGCTTTAGCGACCTGGTGATTAGTGCCTTCATGCGGCGCGCTCCGCCATTATTTCGGCCTTCTGCTCATCGTTGAGCATGTCGTCAGAGACGATCGCCACGCGATTGCTGGCGCTCCACGAAACTGGAGCACTTTCTTTCAGCGCCTTATTCAGCGCCTCAGCAGCATCACGCACAGCTTGCGGCAAGCAGTAATAGTCATCACCATCAGGCATTATCTCTTCGCAGTGCTGCTCCAGATCGAACTCCGGCGGGTAGTTAGGCTCGCAGATCATTAACTGCAATTCACTCGGCAGCAGGGAGTGCTCATAGCAATAGTCGGCCAGCGATTCAGCGTCGAAAAAGTACTGGTCATCATCAAAGAAAACGAGCGGCTCTCCGGCCCATACCGCGCGCTCAAAGGTAGCGAACTTCGCCTGGCGGCTTTCGCGGTGGCATTCTTCGCAATAGCCATTAGTGCTATGAATGGGGTGCTCGTCAGGTTTGTTTTTGCACTTGCGATGAGTGGCACCGCACCAACGAGCCTGATGCTCGTCACTGCCCCAGAAACGACCTTGGCGGTCTACCCAACCAGTTACAGTCTGGATGCTGGCCGCTTCATCGCTGTCCATCATCACGATTTTTTCAGTTTTCATATTCATTGTTCGGCTCCAAACCGCCCGTTAAGGCGGCCAGTTTTGACGACGAACTCCAGGAGGCTAACTCCCAGAGCTTCAATTTTCTTGTGATGCTTGTTGATGATGGGAGGCACCGTTTCGTTCCAGTTAGGCTTTGGCTTCTTGCGCATGGCCTGCTGGATTTCTTCGGTGCAGCGTCGGCAGGCGGCGCGGATGGCGTTTTCATTTGCTGGCGTCATGCGGCCTCCCGGCGGGCGAGAAGTTTTGCCCCGAAAGCCATCAGCTCGTCCCGGTCCACAATTGCGAAGTGGCAGTGTGTACGCGGGTACGGTCGCCAGATGATGAGCATCGACCCTTTGTTGTTGCCGCTTACCGGCTTACCGGTGACAGGATTGATAAATGCCAGCCGCCCGGCGGTGATAAAGCGAACCTCACTGGCGGTCTGGATAGCTTCCTTAAACCAGCCAACCGATGTGTCTGCCGGAACCAGCATGACCGTGCCGATCTGATTGGCGCTTTCAGCTGCGGCCTTTTTAACGAATGGTGTGATGTCGCTATATGGTGGATTGAGCCAGACGTAGCCAGGTACATTCAGATAATCAGCCCAGGGAGTCTCCAGTGTATTCTGTTCGGCGGTGATGAACTTCCGGCACAGTGCGTTATGAGGCGCCGCGGCGGCATCCAGCTGGAAGTAGAACTCAGCATCAAGGGAGGCGAAGAGGGCTGGTGGAGTGCGCCAGAGGTCGCGCTGATCTGCTGGCGTGTTGCTGCCGGTGTAATCAGTCATGCCGCCTCCTGCCTTTCCCGATATTCCTCAGCGAGCCGCTGCGCCTTTAATGGATTGCTGACCACTTCACCCCATGGCATTAACCAGCCGTTACCAATGAAGGGAAGGCGCAGTGTGCCAACCCTGATGTCGTCGTGAGCGTGAGTCATAGGATGGACTCCATTTCGTCGATGTAGAGGCCCTGAGCAATCAGGCGGCGACGGCGGGCGGCACGTTCAATGCATTCCTGCCGTCTGCCTTCTTGCGACTGCTGTATTGCGCGCCGGGTGAAGAGGCGCGATTTACCCTGTGGTGTAATAACCTTAGGCTTCGTGACCAGGTCGAATGTCCGGTCGCAGATACCGTCCTCGTTGAGCCATTTTTCCGACTCAACGATCTGCGCTATCTGTCCGGAGCCGCGGGTGATGCCGTTGGCGACCCGGTTAAACTCAATCAGCGTTACGCCAAACTTCTCGGCGATTTCGCTGCCGGTTACCGGGCGGCCGCGCGTCTGAATCATCCAGATTACGCGCTCATGGAGGCCGGAGAATTGTCCGGTTCGCCCGGGCCTGCGGTAGAAGGGTGTGCGTTTCATTTCCACTGCTCCCCGAACGTAAAGCCTATTTCCGCCAGCGCCTCGTCCATTTTCTCGATGAACTCCGGCACCATTTCGTTGAAGTCGGACATGTACTGCGGATCCCGTTCAACGACGACGTGGTGAATGCCTTCGCGCTTCATGCGCGGGTCGTAGTTGGCAAAGAACCAGGCTTCTTTCCCGGTCACCCACATGCTGTACTGCACTTGGGCCATGTACGCAGACTTGATGGCTTCGAAACCGCCAAGGCGGAATTTCATGAAGTCGCGAGAGGTGAAAGGGCATTTAAGCTCAAGGCCGAATCCGTTACTGCACAGGCCGTCAGGGGAGCACGCAGTGCGCATGCTCTCGTCACGGAACAGGATCGGAGACTCCGTGACTTTCACGTCGGTGGTGAACTCGAAGAGAGTGCGGGCGTCTTCCTCATACTGCTTCCCCCAGGCCAGCGCCTTGGCGTTAACCTCTGGCGCCACGCCGGTGCATACCTCGGCGAGTAGAGTGTGGAAGTAGGACATCTTCATTTCTGTCCACTTCTTCCCCGATCTTGGCTTGGCTATGACGTTATGCACTTCAGAGGCGGTGATAACGCCGAGGCGCAGCCGGTGCCATGCCTCGTCGCCTTGCTGGATAGTGGTTACGTCAATACCGGTCCGGGCAAGGATAATTTCTGGTGTCATGCTGCCGCCTTAGCCCTTTTCTGAAGGAAGCCAAACCCTTTCTGCGCCTCTTCTTCAGTGAGTTCTGACGCCTCAAGAATTTGCCGTTTGAAGATGTCGCTGCACAGTGGGAGGAAGTCTTTCTCCCAGTCTTTATCCAGGGTCGTTAAGAGATCAGTTATCGCCTGAAGCGTTTCTTCGCTTGCTGCTGGTGGAAGAGCTTCTGTGGTGCTGCGCGGAGTGACGTCACGGATATCAACGTCCAGTGATTTGCCTTCCATTTCTTCGGCGGTAGGCTGCTGTCCAATCTCAGGCCATGCCTTACGCAACGCCTGGGCTTCCGCGCATTTCGCCAACTGTCCGTATGGACGCTTTTTCCACATCGCGTTCGGCGCCGTGGTGTCGCGGCCGCCGGTGGCGTAGTTTTCAATCCAGTATTCTTTGGCGCTGAACTCGACGATCTCTCCGCTAGGCATGCGCTTGTAGACGGTGTATTTGCACCACTGAGGGAAGGTTACCTCGACACCAGAAAGCGTCTGCGTCGTGTCTGGACCGAACTCTGGTTCGCGGGCGCCGGCATAATCGCCGGAACGGTCTGCCTGAATACGGTAAAGCCCGATTCCCGGCATGACCACGTCGCGCCATTCGCTTTTACCCGTTCTTGAGTCTTTGACGCTCATCGGCACCAAGTGGACAGGCTTCAGTAGTGGATCCAGTTGGCGGGCACGGCAGTAATCGAGCGCCATCATTACCGATTCGTCTTTGGCGCCAGGGTAGATACTGTTCTTCAGCGCGCTCCAGGTAGCGACGTCGATACCTTTTTCCGCCAGCGCACTCGCCGTGATTGTTAATTCGTTTGCCATCGTTAATCCCCTCAAAATTAAAACGGGCAGCCGGTACGGTGTTCCCAGTCGTATTCCGCCTGGGCGTAAGCAACTGCCGAAATGAAATCGTTGTAGGCCTCGCCAGCTTTATCGCTGCGAAGTCCTTCGTATGGACTGGAGTCAATCGGGATCGTGAAGTGGAAGAGGCCGGACGGCTCATTTGGCATCATGTCGATGATTTGCTGTGCCCTGTCGTCGATCCACTTCTCCTTCTCGTCGGTGAGCTGCTGCTCAACCCAGCGCCGTTCTTCGATTCGGTCGTAAGTGAGGTATGCGTTCATGGCTGAACTCCTGAAATTTGGATGTGCAGATCCCGCCCGCAGAAGCCAGGCCGATCGGTTGAATAGGGTGGTTAGTGCTGGATAGGGTTGCCGTGACCGTCCAGAAGGACGTCAATCACGCAGTCACTGAGGCGGATGATTTCTGCATCGGTGTGCAGGTACACCCATTTGCGCTCCTGAATGACTGCTGAGACGCGATAAGTTCGGCCTTCATGCATTGCCATCATGCCAGGAGTGACGCACTGGCGAATGAGCGGGGTGGTGCCGTAGTGGTGCATCATACCTTCACCTCAACCTGTTTCAGGAGTCCAGCCAGCTTCATGTGCCAGCGGTTCAGCACCAGCTTTTCACGTGGTGCCGATACCGACGTCAGCTGCCACTCGTTATCGTTGAGCTTTTTGGCGGTGTACTGCTTGCCGTTGTGGGTGACTGTCATGATGCC